TGTAATGCTGACGTTGCTGGTCTGATGACTAGAACAAATGTTGTTGCTTATCCTTGGTTCTCACCTGCAGGACAGCAAAGAGGAATCTTAAACAACACCATTAAACTAGCATACAATCCAACCAAAGCACAAAGAGACAAACTTTATCCACTGAGAATTAACTCAATTGTTACTCAACCTGGAATTGGAACTCTTCTCTTTGGTGACAAAACGGCTTTAGGTTATGCATCTGCGTTTGATAGAATCAACGTTCGTCGTTTGTTCCTGACCATTGAGCAAGCACTCGAAAGAGCTGCACAAGCTCAACTCTTCGAACTGAACGACGAATTGACACGAGCGAACTTCAGAAACATCGTTGAACCATATCTCCGCGATGTTCAGGCAAAGAGGGGTCTATATGGATTCCTAGTTGTTTGTGATACAACAAACAACACTCCTGATGTTATTGATAACAATGAATTCCGTGCAGATATCTTCTTAAAACCAACGAAGTCAATTAACTTCGTAACTCTCACGTTCGTTGCCACACGCACTGGAGTAAGTTTTGATGAAGTAGTTGGTAGAGTTTGATTCGTTAATCTAAATAACTAAAGGAGGACAAAAATCATGGCATCAACAAGAGAAAACAAGACAATTTCTCAGTTTAAGTCTGCACTTGTTGGGGGCGGCGCTCGCCCCAATCTATTTGAAGTAGAGATGACCACTCTACCCAATGGAATTAATTGGGATGCAGAAAATTTTAGATTTATGTGCAAGGCAGCTGCGCTTCCTGCTCAGAATGTTGCATCAATCGATGTCCCATTCCGTGGAAGAATTTTCAAGGTTGCTGGAGACAGAACAATTGATACCTGGACTGTAACGATCATCAATGATGAAGGATTCCTTCTCAGAAATGCTTTTGAAGAATGGTCCAACCTAATTGCAGATCTCGGAACAAACATTGGTGCAACTGATCCAAGTGCATATATGACAAATGCAACTGTTTATCAGTTGGGTAGAGGTTCATCTGCAAGCAGTCAGGATAATTCAGGGAACGCAAATGCTGTTCTAAAGCAGTATGAGTTTGTTGATATTTTCCCAACCAATGTATCACAAATTGATCTTTCATATGATTCTTCAGACACAATTGAAGAATTCACGGTTGAATTCCAAGTTCAGTCATTCACAACAACCGGTGCTGGCGGTCCAAACGGATAATAAATAGTAGAAAGGTTAAACTTAAAATAATAAATTATGGCAAAATTATTTGGGTTCTCTATTGAGGACACTGAGTCACTATCACCCACTGCCGTTTCCCCCATCCCATCTAATAATGAGGATGGGGTTGAACATTATGCAAGCAGTGGGTTTTTTGGTTCTTATGTAGACTTAGAAGGAGTCTATAGAACAGAATTCGAATTAATTAAAAGATATAGAGAAATGGCACTGCATCCAGAGGTGGATAGTGCTATCGAAGATATTGTGAATGAAGCAATCGTATCTGATACTAATGATACTCCTGTTTCGATTGAGTTATCTAACCTAAATGCTAGTGATGGAATTAAAAAAACTATTCGTCAAGAGTTTAAATATATTCTAGATCTTTTAGACTTTGATAAAAAGTGTCACGAAATATATAGAAATTGGTATATTGATGGTAGACTTTATTACCATAAAGTAATCGATTTAAAAAATCCACAAGAAGGTATCCAAGAACTTCGTTATATTGATGCATCAAAGATGCGTTTTATCAGGCAGCAAAAGAAAAAACCTGCGGATAAACTCAACAATATAAAGACTTTACAAAGGATTACTACCGATAATCCAATGGATTATGATTTTCCTGAGATAGAAGAATATTTTATCTACAATCCAAGATCAATTTATCCATCAACAAATCCATCTCAAACTGGGGCAAGTCAAGGAATTAAAATCGCAAAAGATTCAATTACTTATTGCACCTCAGGATTGGTAGATAGAAATAAAGGACATACTCTATCATATCTTCACAAGGCAATCAAATCTCTCAATCAATTGAGAATGATTGAAGATAGTTTGGTAATCTACAGATTGTCACGCGCACCAGAACGTAGAATTTTTTATATTGATGTAGGCAATCTTCCAAAGGTAAAAGCAGAGCAATACCTCCGTGATGTTATGATGCGTTATCGCAATAAACTTGTGTATGATGCAAATACAGGTGAGATTCGTGATGACAAAAAATATATGAGTATGCTTGAAGATTTCTGGCTTCCTCGTCGTGAAGGTGGTAGAGGAACTGAGATCACAACTCTACCAGGTGGTCAAAATCTAGGTGAAATCACAGATATTGAATATTTCAAGAAGAAATTATATCGCTCTTTAAATGTTCCACCATCAAGAATGGATGGAGAAGGTGGATTCAATCTAGGTCGTTCATCAGAAATTTTAAGAGATGAACTGAAATTCACCAAGTTTGTTGGACGTTTGAGAAAGAGATTTTCAAATATGTTCAATGATATGTTGAGAACTCAATTAATTCTCAAAAACATTATTACCCCAGAAGATTGGGAGGTAATGAGTGAGCATATTCAATATGACTTCATTTATGACAATCACTTCTCAGAACTAAAAGATGCGGAGTTGCTGAATGAAAGACTAACAATGGTTGCAGCAGCAGAACCATATGTTGGCAAATATTTCTCTCAAGATTATCTGAGAAGAAATGTTCTTCGCCAAACAGATGAAGAAATCCTTGAGCAAGATGCTCTCATCAAAAAAGAAATCAAAGATGGTATAATTCCAGACCCATCACAACCAGTTGATCCAGAAACTGGAATGCCAATTGATGCTTCAGCGGGAGCAGATTTGGGTGCTCCAGTAATGGAACCTGATCTAGAATCCCAAGGAAAAGCAACTGAAGCTCCAAGTATCCCCAAGGGTGGGGAAATATAAATACAACGTTAGTGTTTTAATTAATTAAAATGGAAGAACTTTTAGATATGATTGTCACCGATGAATCTCCATCTCAAATTAGTGACAAAATTAAAGAACTACTTTTTGCAAAATCTGCAGAAAAAATTGATAATTTTCGTCCTATTGTAGCATCAGACATCTTCGGTGACCAAGAAGATTCTGACGGGGAAGAGTAAATTATAAATAACTATTATAAAATAAAAAATCTTTATAGCAATGTCAAGAATAATCGTTTCTGCTGGTGAAAATACATTATCCCCTGGTATTGGCAATTCAACAACTGTAAACAGTGCAAGATTTGTTAGAGTTGTCAACAACTCTGGAGCATCTGCAGTTCTATTTGTGCAAAATGCCAGTTATGCTGGAATTGGATCTGTAACACTATTAAACAGTACTGTTGAAACTATTGAAAAGCATCCAGAAGATTCCATTTATTACTTGGGTAGTGGAACTATTAAAGTAGCAAGAGTAGGAGTTTCTCAATGAAACTAATTAGAGAAGAAATCGAAAAGGTAGAAGTTATTACCGAAGAAAAAAACGGTAAGAAAGTTCTATTCATTCAAGGACCTTTTTTACAAACCGAACAACAAAATCGTAACGGTAGAGTTTATCGCCGTGATGTGATGGAGCGTGAGGTTAAGAGATATGCGGAGCAGTATATTTCTAAAGGTCGTGCTCTAGGTGAACTAGGACACCCAGAAGGTCCAACCATTAACCTGGATAGAGTATCTCATAAAATTATTTCACTAGAACAAAAGGGAAATGATTTTATCGGTAAAGCACAAATTCTATCCACACCAATGGGTAAAATTGCAGAGTCTCTATTAAAAGATGGAGTTACTCTTGGAGTTTCTTCTCGTGGTATTGGATCATTGAGACCAACTAAAGAAGGTTATTCTGAAGTCGGTGAAGATTTTATGCTTGCAACTGCTGCTGACATTGTTGCTGATCCATCTGCACCTGACGCTTTTGTTCAGGGAATTATGGAAGGAAAAGAGTGGGTTTGGGAAGGAGGAATTCTTCGTGAAAGACTCGCTGAACAAACTAAGAACAAAATTAATACTCTTGTAGATCAAAATGTTCTAGAAGAGTACAAACTTTCAATTTTCAATGAGTTCTTAAATTCATTGTAATTTGTTAATTTATAAATAAATATAGATTTTATACAGGAAAATCGGAGAGTTCAAATGTCTCGTGGTAACAATTTACAAGAAATGGAAGTAGGCACTAAACCATCCAAGACTGCTGTTAATGCTGGAGCAAAAGCAGCAGAAGCAATGCCAAAACTTTCAGGCAATATCCCTGATGGTCAAACTGGTTCTTGGGAAGATCTTGGCGGTCCTACACCAGAAAACTACAAGTCTGACGATGATTCTGCAAAGCTGAAGACCCCTGGTGCTACACTCAAGCAAGTTAGAGATGTAGTAAACAAGGGTGCAAAGCCTGCAGAAGCAATGAAGGGCATGAAGGAAGAAGAGGAACTCGATGATGAAGATGTAATCCTTGAGTCTGAAGAAGATGAAGAGGAAGTAGAACTCGAAGATGCCGAAGTAGAAGAAGGTGAAGAGGAAGAAGAGGAAGTTGTAGAAGAAGAGTATGACTTAGAAGAGGATGTAAATGCCCTTCTAGGTGGCGAAGAACTCTCTGAAGAGTTCAAGGAAAGAGCAAAAACAATCTTCGAAGCAGCTATCAATTCTAAAGTTTCTGAAATTAAGGAACAACTCGAAGAGCAGTATGCTGCTGCTCTGACCGAGGAAGTAGAAGAAATTAAGGAAGCACTTTCCCAGCGTGTTGATTCATACCTAGAGTATGTTTCAGACGAGTGGTTCAATGAGAATGCACTTGTTATCGAGCACGCACTTAAGACCGAAGTAACTGAGAGTTTCCTCTCAGGTATGAAGGAACTTTTTGAAGCACATTATGTATCAATCCCTGAAGATAAATATGATGTTCTTGAGAGCATGGTAGAAAAACTTGATGAAATGGAGACAAAACTCAACGAGCAAATTGAGAAAAACGTTTCCCTAAACAAGCGTCTCGCAGAGTCGGTTGCTGAAGGAATCTTAGATCAAGTCTCTGAAGGTCTTGCACAGACTCAGAAAGAGAAACTCGCTTCACTTGCCGAAAGTGTTGAGTTTGAAAGTGAAGAAGAATATCGTGAAAAACTGGAGATGCTAAAAGAGTCATATTTTGCCTCTAAGACCGCAGCTCCTACTGCTAAATCCGAATCGCTTTCTGAGGGAGTAGACGTTACACCTGAAATTCATTCAGGTACAATGGAAAGATACCTCAGAACACTAGGTACTATTAGCAAATAATTGAATTTAATATAATTCAAACAAAACATCCACAAACAAAGGTAAACGCAAATGTTCCAATCAGAGCATCTGCAGGAAAAGTGGGCACCTCTCCTCAACTATGAGGGTCTTGATCCAATCAAAGATTCCCATCGTAAGGCGGTAACCGCAGTCCTGCTAGAAAACCAAGAAAAATTCCTGCGTGAGCAAAATGCTTTCGCAACCTCAGGTTCATTCCTAACCGAAGCTCCA